ACTATGGCATCATTAGCAGAAATCCGAGCAAAGCTCAAAGAACAAGAAGCACGTTCAAGTGGTTCAGGCCCTGCAACAGGGGGCGACAACGCAATTTACCCATTTTGGAATATCAAAGAAGGCGAAAGCGCAACGCTTCGTTTCCTTCCTGATGGCGATGCAGACAACACTTTCTTTTGGAAAGAACGTTTGATGATCAAACTTCCGTTTGCAGGCGTAAAAGGCGAAACTGATTCACGTCCAGTACAAGTACAGATTCCGTGTATGGAAATGTATGGCGAGACATGTAACATTCTTAATGAAGTACGTGGCTGGTTCAAAGATCCAAGTCTAGAAGACATGGGTCGTAAGTATTGGAAGAAGCGTTCTTACGTGTTCCAGGGCTTCGTAACTGATAGTCCGCTACATGAGGACTCAACTCCGGAAAATCCAATCCGTAGATTTATTATTGGTCCTCAAATCTTCCAAACCATTAAGCAAGCATTAATGGATCCAGATATGGAAGAATTGCCAACAGATTATACTGCTGGTGTTGATTTCCGTCTTAACAAAACTTCAAAAGGCGGTTACGCAGACTATGGCACAAGTAATTGGGCACGTAGAGAGCGTCCATTAAGCGATAGCGAAATGGCTGCAATCAATACACACGGATTGTTTAATCTATCAGACTTCCTTCCTAAAAAGCCAGACGAAACTGCAATCAAAGTGATGCAGGAAATGTTTGAAGCGTCAGTAGATGGTGAAGCATATGATCCAGAACGCTGGAGTCAATACTTCCGTCCATCCGGTATGGCTGCACGTACAGGCGATCCAGTAGCACCAGCGGCTACTACACCTGCACCTGCACCAGCGCCAGCACCTGCTCCAGTAGCAGAGGCAGCACCAGAGCCAACTCCAGCACCAGCGGCTGAAGCGGCTCCTGCAACTGAAGGTGGCGCACAAGACATTCTTGCAATGATCCGCGCACGTCAAGGACAGTAATAATACAGTGGGGGAGCAATCCCCCACTTGCTTTTTAGATAGGAGTTATTATGGCAATAAAGGCATTTGATCCGACTAAGTTTCGGACCGCACTAACAAAATCCATTTCAGGCATGAGTGCAGGATTTAACGATCCTACTGATTGGATTAGTACAGGCAACTATGCACTCAACTACCTTATTTCAGGTGATTGGAACAAAGGTATTCCACTTGGCAAAGTAAGTGTATTTGCAGGCGAAAGCGGCGCAGGTAAGAGTTATATTTGTTCAGGTAACATTGTAAAACATGCACAAGATCAAGGCATTTTTGTAGTTCTTATTGACTCAGAGAACGCACTCGACGAAGCGTGGCTACAAGCACTTGATGTAGATACATCAGAAGATAAACTACTAAAACTTAATATGTCAATGATTGATGACGTAGCAAAAACTATTTCAACATTCATGGCGGACTACAAAGCAATGGCGGAAGAAGACCGTCCTAAGGTATTGTTTGTAGTTGACTCACTAGGTATGTTGTTAACACCTACAGACGTAGACCAGTTTAACAAGGGTGATATGAAAGGTGATATGGGTCGTAAGCCTAAGGCATTGACTGCACTTGTTCGTAACACTGTTAATATGTTTGGTAGTCACAATGTAGGACTTGTAGCAACTAACCACACTTACGCATCGCAAGATATGTTTGACCCAGACGATAAGATTTCAGGTGGTCAAGGATTTATCTATGCATCTTCAATTGTTGTAGCAATGAAAAAACTAAAACTAAAAGAAGATGAAGATGGTAACAAGATTAGTGAAGTACGTGGTATTCGTGCCGCTTGTAAGGTTATGAAAACACGTTATGCTAAACCATTCGAAGGTGTACAAGTTAAGATTCCGTACGAAACAGGTATGAATCCATATAGCGGCTTGCTTGAATTGTTTGAAGCAAAAGGCGTTATTGAAAAGAGCGGTAACCGTTTGAAGTATGTTACAATGGACGGTGAAGAACTACTTGAATATCGTAAAAATTGGACAGGTGAAATCCTTGATAAAGTTATGTCAGATTATCTCGAAAAAGAAGCATCTATGGTAAATATCGACAATACAACCGAAGAAGAAGTTGTAGTAGATGATCTTAACGAGGAACCTGTAACTAATGAATGACGAAAACATTGCCGATGTTTGGAATCTTTTTAAGGAATACGTAGATAAAAAACAAATTGATATTGTAGCAGAAAAGTTTATAGATTTAATGGCCGACTACGGTGTATCAGACGAAACACTAAAAGACGTATTAGGACATTGCTCATACTTAGATGGTGCAATATACTACTACCTTGATGAAGATGGCGACGATGTTGATTATGATGAAGAATGGGATGAATAATGGGATGGTATAGCGAGATATCGCGTGACGTTAGCAAAATACCTGACGCAATACAGTACTTTGAAAATGAGTTAGCACAAGCAAGAACAGAGTGTAAACTCGCAGGCAACGTTGAAAAATCAGCGGCTGCTATGCCAGGTATTGTAGAACACCGTTTTAATCAACTTCAAGAAATCGAAGCCATTCTAAATTATTTGAATATTGAACTACGTAGATTGCGTAGTTCATTTTTCAAAAAATATCTTGAAAACTATCAACGAGCTCTGTCAAGCCGTGACGTTGAAAAATACGTTGACGGCGAGGCAGACGTTGTTGACTACGAAAAGATTATCAACGAATTTGCTCTAATGCGTAACAAATGGTTAGGTGTACTAAAAGCACTTGATCAAAAGCAATGGCAAATTACAAACGTAGTTAAACTAAGAGTAGCAGGCATGGAGGACGCAACTCTTTGATAGATATTGCCATTATTACAATGAAGGGCAATACTGTTTCTGAAGAGCTTTCGAGAGACTGTTTACAATCACTTAAAAAATTTAATTACTCGGCAGATATATTTCCAGCAATATACGGCAAGGAAATAGTTAGTCGCGAGTGGAAGACTTACAAATTAAAATTCCGGGACGGTACAAAACAGAGTCGTCAGAATATCGGAATAAAAGGTTGTTTTTTAAGTCATTACCTTTTGTGGAATCGTGTAATTGAAACACGTAAACCACTTCTTATTTTAGAGCATGATGCTGTATGTTTGCGTGAAATTCCGAAAAATTTATATGTCGACCAGCATTATGATGTACTAAACTTAGATGCATATAGTCGATTAAAAGAAGACTACGAAGATCATCTTACTTGGCCAACTGTTCCAGGTTATATTAAGCACGGAAGTCCTGGTATGCCTATGTCGATGGTGACAACAAACCAGTGTCATATACCGGGCGCACATGCATATATAATACAACCCAGCGGCGCTAGAAAAATTGTAGACTATACAAATCAAGTTGGCGCATTACCTGCTGATATTGCGTTAAATAATATTGTGCTCGGACTGTATAGGTCTTATACTAGTTATTTTAGAATAAACAAAAGATACTGGATACCACATAGGCAAAAGTCGTCGCACAGTTATACCCGTAACGGCGGGTTAGCAGATAGGGAAAAGTAATGCATTTTTTAATAGCATGCGATCAAGCATATTATGACGATTGGGGACATGAATTACTAAGGAGTATTTGTTTTACTAATCCTTGGCTGAAACTACATTGTCATATAGTTAATCCAAAAACTAGAAAAAAAGGATTAACGTATGTTGACTATACAACAGAAGAAATAGAATTTACTAGCGAATCAAATCGTTTAGGATATTTGCAAGCATCGCGTTTTCTTGCCGTGGCAAATAAATTCAAAGATGAAGATTTGGTTATAACAACTGATGCTGATACAATTTGTACACGGGCAGTAGACCAAGAAGAGTACCAGCATATATGTTCAGATGTTAATATTTTAACACATCAAAAACATGGAGGCTGGCTATGCGGATTAGTAAGTTATGGAACAGGAAGTTTTAAAAGAGACTATGCAAATGCATTATTAGAAACTCCAGTTGAAAAATGGGAAGTTGGGCACGATCAGCGTGTATTACCTAAATTAAATGACAAGCATAATTTCAGAGTATTGCCGCAAACTTGGATGACTATTGGTAAGCATAGAAACTCAAGTGTGTTCTATACACTTAAAGGAAGAGATCGAAACAACAAATACTTCCTAGCAACTTATAAGAAATTTATTGCACCATGAAAGTAATCGGTATTGAAAATGTATTTCGTACACACCCTCTCCCAGGGTTGTCTAATTTCAAAGTTGTTACTTGGGAAGATAAGGTAGAAATAGATTCTGCTGACATTTATATTCAAGCAAACATAATGGAGTGCAAACATAGGAAATTGCGTCCTATGTATCAGTATATCAAAGATAGCGGCAAGCCTTGGATAGTTGCAGAAAGTGCCGTCTTTCGTAAGAATATGAAGGCACCGCCAAATCCGATGGCATATCATCGTTATAGTTGGTTTAGTTATTTTCGAGATGAAGGTTTATATAATAATCAAAACAGACCTAGCGATAGATGGGATCAAATACAACGTGATCAAAACATTGAAGTAAAAGACTGGCGAAACGAAGGCGATTATGTTCTTGTAGCACTACAGCGTCCAGGCG